TAACAATAATAATAATTTTCATATTTAAGAATTGTTCTTTGTGGCTGTGTTTTAACAATCTTTAAGTCTTCAGCACTACAAGTAAATTTGCTACCGTTGTTATAAACATTAACAATTTTATAACCTACTGCGTGTTGTGTGCCTTGTGATTCAATAGTTGTCGCAACATTATCAACATTTGTTTCTTCACTTGTTCCTAAACTAACACTAGTTTGAGTATCTTCATCAAAGAAACTTAACCAATTGTTTTCCGAACTTGTGTATGAACTTAGCCAATAATCACTTGCATTTTTATCTTTAATATAAATGCTTGCACCTAATTTAATTTTTTGCTGTGGTATTTTTTCACCATCATATGTAATGCTATATAATTCATATTTTTGGCTATCATTTAAGCCATATTCAACGGCTTTATGGAAATCTTCAACTGTATCATATACAAAAGTATCATATCGTGTATCAACTTGTGATAATTGCTCTAATACATAGTTTTTAAATGGGTAATAATCTTCTTCCAACTCTGCTAGACTTGCCATTAAATCATCGTGTGGATCTAATACACTTGTACTTGCTATGATAGATTCATCTATTATTAAAGATGTAATTGTTGAACGCCATACATAATTATTTTCACCCCTAATAACTACTTGAACTCTTAAATAGCCTTTTTCATATAATAATGTATTTGGTATAGGGTAAATAATATGTCCTTCAACATATTCTAATTTAAGTGTTGAATACTTTTTGTTTTCGTTTACTTGAAACTCTATATAAGGGTCTTTACTTAATAGGCTTTCATCTTCCACTGAAATATCTAAACTTTCAGCTTTGTTTTCTTCTTCAAAACCTATTCTATTACAACCATTAGTTTTTAACTCGTGATATTTATTTAAAATTAATTCCATTTGTATATCACCAACTTTCTTATTTTTTCCATACTATTCACCCCTTAAAGTTTGTATTATACTTTTTGTAAAACCAATCTGTGAAACAGTTAAATATACTACATTTTTATTTCTATCTATGTATTGTATAATATCTCCAGTTTCAATATAAGGTAGCATTAAACATTCCAATTCATATGCCATAGTTTTAAATGCACTAAATTTAAAATTCTTAATTGCATCATTTGAGTATATTCTTTGTAAATCACCTTCACCATAATTCCATGTAAAGTTTCTATCTAAAGAATATGTAATTCCTAAATTTGTATTTACATAGTTATTATATGTACTATTATAATCTTTAACTAATTTACCATCTAATATAACATTACCACTAGCTGAAACATTTATTATTGCTTGCTCTGCACTTTGATTCACAATTGTAAATGTAGCTGTTGATGAACTATTAGTTGACAATGTATTTTGATAAATAGGACTTGAACTAAAATTAATTAAATATGTTCCTGTCTCTAATAAACTTTGATATACAATTTCTTTTTCAATAGAACTAGTTGACACTCTCCATAAAGGATTTTCTATTGTTAAACTATTAATGTAATTTGCATTAGACTGTGGTGTTTCAACAAACACATACTTACTAGGAATGCCATTAATAATATTTCTTACATTATTTAAACTATCTATTGTAATATTCTTAATATTTGTTATAAATATTTGATTATATCTATTAGTTTTTAAAGTTAAACCGAAATTTTCACATAGCATTCGTAATGTTTCTCTAAATGTATTTTTTGGTACATAGCCTGAAAATCTTACAGTTCCACCTTGTAAATTATAATCACTAGAAACACGTATTGTGTAATTGGTATAACTAAAGAAATTAAACACTTCTTTTATTATATCAGAAATACTTGAATATTTTTCAGTAGGCTGTTCGTAAAAAGGTGTGCCTATATAATCTTGGTTTAAAAAATACAAATCATCATAACAATTTATGCTTAAAGTTTTATTAGCATAATTTCTACTACAATCATTAACTTTAAAAATACCTAAAACAATTGGCTCATACTTTGCTATATCAGTTTTTAAATAATAAACAAGACTTAACATTTTACCATTTGAAAAATCACTTAATAAATTATTAGGATTTGTGGGGCTGTATGTTCCATCTTTATCAACTATTTCTAAAGTCATTGTTCTTGAACTAATCTCACTACTATCAAGACTTGTATTTTCTTGTATATCATAATCACTAATAATATTATCTTCAAATATTTTTAAGTTGTCTAAATAAATATTAGATATTTTTCCCTTAGTATTAGGCTTTGAATTGTAATAAACTATACTAACTTCATCGCATTCTATTTCAGTGTTATATTTTACTAATACTTTTCCTTTGTTAGCATTTGTAACTTCACTACTTCCAGCAAAGTTGCCTTTTAACATTAAATTAATAGATAATGTATTATTTTCACTTTCTAAATATAATATTAATGAACTAATCTTAATATTATTATTAAATTTTAATGAAAATGCAGGGTATAAACTAGCACTTGAATTATATAAACTACCTGTACTATCAGATGCATTATTTGTTTCAAAAGGTATAATAAAATTGTTTTTATTACTTATTCCAAGTGTTGTTTCTATTGTTGAATTTTCCTTTGCTAATACATCCTTTTGAAAATCACCTAATATTGCTTGAACGTAACTTTCTCTAGTTTGTTGTTTACACATTCCTATAAATTTTTCACTAACTGTATTTATCATTTTTAGTCCTCACTTAATGTTGGTTCACTACTATCATCATATGGTATAATGTCCCATTGTGTAAATGTTGTTCCTAAAGATTGCCATATTTGTGTTGTTTTTAGCGTAATAGGATCATAATTATAATAATATAAATCAGTTGAAATATCTCCCCTATATGCTGAAAAACTTGTCATTTGCCCATCAGGTGTCAAAATAACTAATTCTATTTGTGGTGGTAAGTGTGTAAGTATTTTGTACCAATTATTATACTCAGTAGAATTTGGAATTAAATTCCAAGCTATATCTAATTTCATATAATAACCAATACGCTCTCTAAACATTTGTCCTGTTTGGTCGTTTCTTCCACTACCTTCTTTATCAACATCAGCATAACTAATTGTATATTTAGAATTAGGAGGAGCAATATGTTCGTAATTAGTATATGTATAAACTACAATTGTTGTTACCGCTACATTATTTACAATTGTATATGGTTCAATATCACTTGAATTTCCATCACTTTTATAGTAAACGTTGTACGTTTGGTTATCTTCTACAATTGTTGTTTGAGTATAACCATATTGCGTACAATTTTCAGCAGTTAACGTAACTGTTTGACTACTTGTTGGTCTTTTATATTTTATTTTAACTATATCTGCCATATTTGCTCCTTTCTAAATACTCATTGGTTTTCCCCTACGATAAGCAATATTTCCTAATTCATTGTATACTTCTTCACTAACTTTCTTGTTATTTAAGTATACTGGTTTATTTCCACTCTTATTAACAGCATCAACAACTCTGTTATTTCCATCAGCAATTGTTTGAACTATTGCACTCATGTATTGTGTTTGACCTTGATTAACACTTGAATAATTGCTTGTTGGTAAATATGAACTTCCCATTATTGGTGTTGGCACAAAAGCCGATGCAATACTTGAAGTTTTTTTACTACTTGGTGTAATTTCTTTACCAGTTTCAGGGTCAATATAAACTGTTTTATCTCTTGAATTTTTAAACATCGAGAATGCATTTTGGAATCTATCTCTTATATTTTGAAAGAATTTATTAACATTGTCAAAGAAATTGTCAATGCTTTCTCGTACTGATTTAACTTTGTTTGTTATTCTTTGGCTTACACCATCTAATGCATCAGCAAACTCATCTAAACCAAACAATTTTGCGATTAATTTTAATGGTAATTTTATTGATGCCCATAAAACTTGAACTATTAAATTACCTAAAGCTACTACTATTTGTACTAATACTTTTACTATTGCTGTAAGTAAATCACCAATTAACATTAATAAATTAAATGTAGTATTAGGATCAACTGCCATTTCCAATATTTTCATAATAATATCAGGTAATGCTTCCAAAATTGCGACTATAACATCGGTTATTAAATCTATTAGTTTTGGTAAAAGTCCTAAAATACTTTCTATTACAGCAACTAATAAGGATGGTAATTGCTCTATAACATTTGGTAAAGCACTTATAATACCTTTAATTAATTCTATAATTGCATTAATAATACCTTCAATTATATAAAATACCAAATCACCAGTTAAGAAAGAAGTTGATTTTACAAGACTTATAATTATTCTTATTATGTTTTCAACTATTTGTGGTAATTTTTCAGCAATTTTTTCAATAAATTGAACTATTGCATCTGTAATTTTAACTGATAAATCACCAGTTAAATAAGTTATTTTGTCTATAACATCGGGTAATAATTCAATTATATTTAAAATTATTTGTATTATTATATCTATTATTTTTGGCAATATATTACCTATTGAAACATTTGCATTTTTTAATACAGCAAAAATTGTTTCAATTATTTGTGGTAAATTTTCCATTAATTTTGAAACTAATTGTACTACTTTAGTTATTATTCTATCTAGTATATCATCAATTCTACTAAAGATAAAAGCAATTATTCCACCTTCACCTTGTGTAGGATTAAATTCCCAAATATCTTTTTCAGCATTCTTTGTAAATCCAGCCCATTTTAATATGCTATCAGCAATGTTTGCATATTTGTTTTCTACTTCACTTAATATTTGTGAATAACTTTTTATTTTGTCAATTAGAAAACCATAATCGGTTGTAAGAATTTCATTTGTTGCTGTTTTGTTCCCTAAAATGTTTAATGTGTCAAAACCCAATAGACTTTTTTTCAAACTATCTACGGATTCTTTTGCATCATCTGCTCCTTCTTCTATTTCACCAAACAAGCCACCTTTTCCAAAATCTTCATATTTATAACCACGCATTATATTTAATGCTTTTACTATTTCTCTTAATGCAATTGCTACTCCTAAAACTCTTTCAAGTAATGGTTCAATTAAGACTTTAAGTAATTGACCTACCCACATACCTATTTCCTTAAGCGTTTCACTTAATTGCTTTAGTATGTTTGCTGTGTTTGTAATAGTCTTTTCAAAGTCTCCTACGGCACCTGTCTTTTCCATTTGTTCTTGTAATGCAATAATTCTTAATAATCTTTTTTCGGTTTGGTCGAGTTGTCGCATTGTTTTTTCTCCACCTAACGCTCGATAAATATTAAAAATTGTTTGCTCACTAACATCAAAACCACTTGTTGTTCTTATTGAACGTATATTACCTGCTAAAACAGCTTGAAATTGTTCCATTGACTTTTCTATTTGTACGTTAAACAATGATGAATAGTCAACTGCCATTCTTGTTAAGGTTTCACTTAATTGATATGTAGTATCAGTTGATAAATCACCTAAAGCATCCAACATATTTTTAAATGTTGCTTGATAATTCATTATGCTTTCGGTTGATAGGTTAAAGGCTTTTGTAAAATCATTAACAAATTTTAAACCTTGTTCGTAATTTGTTCCCATTGCTACTTGATATTTATTAAGTGTTTCATCAAAGTTGATAGCACTTGTAACCATGTTTGTTATATTATCGGCTATTCTTTTTGTATAGTTTAACCAAAAATATAATTTACCAAGACTAAACATTTTACTTAAATGTTTGCTTGCATTGCTACTACTTTTGCTTATCTTTTCAACATTTTCACTTGCTTTGTCTAGTGTTTTATTTACATTATCAGCGTTTGAAACACCTATACTTGATAATTTATCAGTCAAAGCTGTTATTCGATCAAGTACTTTGTCTATATCTTTTGCAACTGTTTTTGCTCCTGTCGCTTTTAAATTAATTTTTATATTTCCTAAAACATAATCAACGCCTGTATTAGGCATCTTTTAACTTCCTCCTTTCTTCTATCATTTTTTTGATTTGATATAAGCCTTTGTTGCTTTTGCTTGTATCAATACTGCTAATATAAGATTTTGGTTTGCTTTCTTTATTAGCCTTGAAAGGATTAAATACATCTTCATTTGGGTATTCTACGGCTTTTGTTCCTTGCTTTCTAAATGCATTACTCATTGCAACTGAAAGTGCTAAATTAAAATACGCACCTTGTACGTATGCCTCATTGTGTATTCTATTTATATAAGCCTTTTCATATATTTGTAATAAGCAACATTCACCATACCAAAATTGATGTTCTGTCATTCCATATTGCAAAGCAAGTGGCAATTCTTCAAAATAATAATACTTCTCTAAATCACCACCATACTTTTCTTCTATTATATTGTCTATTCTTCCACTGCTTGAACTTGGCTGTTCTTCTCTAGTTCTTCCTTCTCTTTTAGGTATGGGTGTACTACTTGTTCCCCATAACCTGCTCGTGTAAAAACTGAATTAATACCTTCACCTAACAATTCATATAATTGTGAAAAACCATATTTCTTTTCGTTAAAGTCTAATAAGTTTTCATATTCTTCTTGTGTTAAATTAGGATATGTGCCTTTTAATGCTACATATGCTACTTCTTCAATTTTAGCAAATACTTCTTCTGTGTCTCCATCTTCTCTTAATTTCTTAATGTCTTTCATTAAGCCACTTAAATGAATTTTTGCTTTTCTGTTAACTTCTTTAAATTCATATTTATTTTGATATTGGTCTTCTAAATAAGGTATACTCATCTTTATTACTCTCCTTTATGTTTATTATTCTTCTAAAATAACCTTAATTGCTCGATAGTTGTTTGCATAACCAGTTGCTGTTGCTTTAACATAAACAATTCCAGAACCAGCTTTTGCACTTGCACCTGCTTTAATTGTAAGTTTGTTACCTGTAACAGTTGCTGAAACATCACTATTTACACCTATTGTTTCAGTTGAATCTATTGCTAATGTTGCTGTACTTGGTGTTAAACCAAATGTAATATCAGTTCCTGTTGTATCAGTTTTCTTTAAATAAATAGTTGTAGGTATTTCATCGATATCAATTGTATCTTCGTAAACATCGTACAAATCTCGTGTAACATTTTCGTTTGCTTGATATACTGTTAATGCCACAGTAATTGTTTTAGGTGTTCCAGGATCAACATCCGAAATACGATAACTTGCTTGTGCGATAAATTCGTGACCTGAAAAATCTTCTAAATCAATATATGCATATTTTAATTTTTTGCCAACTATCTTATCGCATATAACGATATTATCAATGTTATAAGGTATTACTTCTTCAACTTGTGAAGTACTTCTCTTACCTTGTAATAATGTAATTGACATATTTGTTGTTGAAGAATATTCAATTGTATTTGGTGCAGAAAAAACTGATGGTAAACTTTCAACAGCACTTAAAATGTGATACTTTGTTTCGTTCTCATATTGAAAACATAAGGCTGTTCCTAACCCAGTTCTAACCGCATGTTCTTTTGTCTCTTTAAACATTATAGTTTGCTCCTTCTAATAAATTTTTAATTTGCTAGGTATATAACTAGCTGTAAACCTTAAGTTTGTTTGAAAACTTGGTTTATTTGGTGTATCAAATATAGGAATAATTCCTATAACACCACCACTCATATGATAATAGCCTTGCATAACTTCTACCACTAATTGTGCTAGTTCTTGCGATATCTCATATGAATTTGCTTTTTTACTACAATATATATTTATATTATAGTTTAATAATCTAGTAGTATTATCATACGTTGTACTTTGAGTGTCAAGTTCGTTTCTTGCTTCTTCAAAAACAACTATTGGTTTATCATCTTTGACTATTTTAACTCTACCAACCCAAGTATCAACGCTTGCTTTTTCTTTGATATAATTACGCAAAAATTCAAAAACTTGTTTATTAGGTTCAAATATATATTTTGTATCTATATTCATAATATAACTCCTACTTCTGTTAAAACAAAATACATAAATAAAGTTTTGTATTCTCCTTTAACAATATAGTCATAATAGGCATCGTATAAAAACGACTTGCCTTCATAACCTTTAAAGCCTTTTATTAACATTCCGTGAAACTTATCGTACCAATTCCAACCATCTTCACTATGATTTGCAACATCGTACTCATAATTTACTTCATCGGCTTTTTCGTGTGGTTCCATTCCACCAACAATACCAGTACCAAACTCAATGTAAGCACCTAGCCCACTTGTGTTTCTTAATTCATATGACATTGCACCTGTTTTGTTAATTTCCCATTGACTACTTAAATTTGCTGTACCTCTATAATAGCCTGCACGTGCATTTAAGTATTGGTCGGCTCTATCTCTTATTGCTTGTAATAATAGAATTGGAAACTCAACGCTTAATTTATTTATTGTATTTGCAAACTTTTCTGCATTTTTTTGTAATTCTTCATAACCACTAGCATTTACTTTAAATTTTATTTGTTTCATTATTTACCATAACTATTGTTTCGATAAGGTGCATCGTTTTTATCTTTGCGTACCCAACCTAATTTTGCATAGTCTTTTTCTTGGTTTTCGTGGATGTATTTTACTACACCATCTTTTGTCATTGCAATTGTTTTAATCATGTGTTTCTCCTATCTTTTCATAAAATCTATTTGTGTTTTGTAATTTTGTGGTAAAACTACATACACAGAATAATTAGCTTTTTCACAATATTCATTATCACTCATTGCTATTTTTTCTAATTCACTTTCAGCTAATTGTCCATCACTTAAATATACTCTATCACCAACATTTATTACATTTTGATATGCAAGTCTATTAACAAAAGCACGATATGTATCTCGCATTTTATCACCATATACAGCATAGTCCGTGTAACCTGATACAGGTTGGTAATTCATTGCATATTTAATTGGCTTTTCAAAAGTTTCTATCTCAACGCCATATTCGTTAATTTCAGCACTTTTTCTTTTAGCTATCCATATTTCTTTTTCCCACATTATCTAACACCTACAAACGGAACAATTTCATTTATTAAGCCACTAGATAATTGCGAACTATCAAAACGTATAGAAATTCCGTTTTCACTGTATGCAATTGCACTTCCTATTCCTAATCTATCGATCATTTCTTGAATGCATCTGTATAACCAAAATTTATACTCACTATAAGCATATTCTTTTTGTTCTTCTGTTATTCTTTTGGAAGACTTAAAAAGGAGATGAACAAGTATTTCTTTTGCTTGCCCTTCAAACATTTCTAATTCTTCCCTTTTGATATGAGGATATTTATTAGCAAAATAAGCAACATAGTTTCCCATACTTTCATCTCCTATTTATTTTTATGCACTTACAACTTTTAATGATACAATTTGATCTGGGAAAATGTCTAAACTTGGTAAGCAACTCATAGCAACCTTTGTTTGAATTGCCACAGCATCGTTTTCAATATGTGTGCAAATTGCTACACCTTCATCAACTATTGAAACATTGCTATCAGGGTTTTGCATTAATACTCTTTCTTCTGGTGTTACTGCGAATACCATATCACCTAATTTTCCTTCTGGGAATAGTGAAATTACATTATCAGGGAAAATTTTTGTATCAGCACCAGTATCAGATTTATAATATGTATCATTTACATATAATCTAACTTTTGTTCTTGAATAAATTAAATCAATTACATCTTGGTCTGAAACATCGGCAACACCGTGTGCATTTGCTAATAATTTTGAAACTTTAGTATTATTTAAAATATAATCAAAAGTAGTACTATTACACATAGCTCTTGCAACACCATTGATTTTAGCATCTTTTTTCATTTTTCTAATATCTTTTAGTGGGTCAGAGTTTGTTGTATCACTCCATTGTGCATTTTCTGTAAGTGCTGTTTCAGTAGTAATAGCATAATTTGCTGTGAATGCAACACCATTAGATGTAAAAGATACTGTTCCAGTTGATAGTAATTGGTTAATCATGATTTCACGTGTCATACGTGAACTTAAGTATAATTCATAACTATCGTTATACATTCTACTTTTAACCATTTCTACTAATTGTCTATTAGGATTACCTTCAAGTTTCATTAGTTCGATAATGTGCTTTTCATCAACTTGCATACCTTCTTTAAATGATGGTAATTTTTGTACAGAAACTTCTAGTTCTTGTCTACCACGATATACTGTTTTTGAATCTTGAGCGTTTAGTAATAAAGCTGGAATATAACCGCTTTTTCCTTTTACTTGCTCTATTGTATTATCAAATTGTTTTCTTGCACCAAATAATTCATCTATACCAACAAACTTGGTTTCTTCTTCTTTTCGTGCATCCCAATAAGCCTTTAAATATTTGCTTTGATATACATCTAAAATATTAAACATTAGAAACTTCTTCCTTTCATATAAATTATGTCATGTGGGAATGATACTTTTGAATTTAATGTAAATGTGCTGTCCATTTTAGCCATATCAATAACTCCCATAAATGCAACTGTTGCTGTTGCTGCTCCTGCTGTTACATCAACATCGTGAATAACAACACCTTGTGTGTTTGGTCCGTTTGTATCATCATTTGATGAAATTAATACTGTTTGTCTGTTTAATAAAGCATTGACAGTTCCACCGACAGGTGTACCTGCTTTAATAATTTTTTTACCGTTACTATCTGCTGTTAAACCTGTATTTGTTACTTGACAAGGTAAAGTATAGTAAGGTGCATGCATATCTAACACTGTATCGTATGCCATTTTCTTTTTTTCCTCCTCTATTTAAAAAATTGACTTTCTGTTGGTTTTATAGCATTCTTTTTTGCCATTTTTTTGATTTCTTCTATTTCAGTATCGACTTCACCTTGTGTCTTTCCTGAAATATTGCTTGTTTTCATAAATTCAGCAATTGCATCTTGTTTAGCCTTTTCAACTTTTGCATTAATTAATGAAGTAATTGATTTAATTAATTCTTTTTTATTACCTTTATTCTTAATGATATTATTACATTCTTCTGTTGTAAATAAACCATCTTGTAATAAAGTTTCTTTTAATTCATAATCTTCTAAACGGCTTTCATAATTACTAATTTTGCCATTTAATTCTTCTTCTAGTAATTTTTTCTTTTCTTCATCACTCATTTTAGCTTGAATTTGTTGTTTAAGACTTTTTTCACTTTTTGCTAATTCATCACAACGTGCTTTTAACTTTTGATATTCTTCAGCACTTGGTGGATTAGTTGTAGGTTCATCACTAGGATTAGGATTATTAGTACTAGGATCACCACCTTCAGCGAAAAATTGCAATCTAAATTTAATTTTGTTTTTTTCCATTTTTTCTTCTCCTTTGCGATTTTAGGTTTCTCTACCCTTTGCGATTTTTGACTTCTCTGTCATATTATATCAACAATGCTTTACCATTGATAATACCTAAATGTTATTTGTATTATTATCTTGTTGTTCTTCAGTTTGGTCTTGTTTTTTTCTTTGAATCCATGCATCACCGACACCATCAATATCGTTAGTTAAACCAACAATATTTAATGCTTGCTTTTCTGGGAATGAAATATCATTTAACATCTTCAAACTTTCACTCTTTACTAATAAGTTATTACTCATATTAATATTATATTTAATTGCAATATCACTAGCATATAATTCGTTAATAGGACATTTTGCTGTGTTCTTACAAATCCATAAAATATTTTTTAATAAATTACGTTCATATTGTGTTAAGAATGTTTGGTCTAATTGTGCCACATTTTGTGCTGATTCCCAACCATTACCTAATATTCTTGCCTGTCCTGTGTCACCACCACTTGTTACATTGCCACTTGCTTGTGGAACTGAAACAATATCATACATGGCTTTTAATACCATTTCTTTAAGCTGATTAACAGAAGAATGGTCTAATTTAGATGAAAGCATTTTAATATCAGCTGGAAAACTAGGGTTATTAGAATTTAGTACTAAAACTCTTTGCTTTTTAAGTTCCTTAACTTTATCTAAAAAATCATCATCTACACGTTGATTAAAAAACGCAATAAATGAATTAATATTTTCTTCTATTTCATCTAATTCTAAACTATCTAGTTTATTAATAAAATCTTGTAATGAAATAATAGGTTCGATAATTCCTATTCTATCTTTGTTTAGCCAAAATTCTTGAATTGGAATATAGTTATATGGTTGTTTTTCATATATTGCTACTAGATTACCAACACTATCAAAGTCTAATCTTGTGTTTTCAAAGTATATTGAATAAATATCTCTTAACAAGCCTTCAACCTTTTTTTGTCCTTTTATCAAGCCACATAATGGTTGTTTAATTATATCATTGGAATATATTATACAAGTTTTTTCTACATCTAAATTATACAATTCAAAAGGTGACTCACTAGTAATATTTTCAATTTCAGTTCTTTTTGGTATAAGTAATTGATACGCAATTCCAAACTCGTATAAATCTTGTGCCTTTGAAATATCTAAACTAGCTTTTCCTACATCATTAAAATAAGTATTTAAGTAAGTTAAATCATCACTATTAATTTTACTTTCATTAGTGACTGTATATTCGATAGGATTACCATACATAAAGCCAACTTTAAAATTTACTTGTTTAAATATATGATTTTCAACTATTTTATTATTAATTGCTGATGCATCATATCTGTTTTTTTCAAATATATTTTGCTGACCTAAATACATTTTATGCAATTCTTCTATTTTTGCTACATTTTCATTAAATGTAGAAATTGCATTTGATAAATTCTCTTTTAATTCCCCTATTGGGTCTTTAAGAAAATCTTCTTTTGTGGTTGCCATTGTGACTAGCTTTCTACCAAACATAGTTATTTTCCCCTCCTTTTTATAGGACTACTTGCCCTTATTAAACAACAATTCGTTTTTTTTGTCAATACTTTTGTTTTATTTTGCGTTTTAAAGCCAAAAAAAGTGCCATTTCTAGCACTTTATTTACACACCGAATACTTTTCTATCTAACACAACAAAAGTGTTATTTTGCGTTATTTCACAATAATATTTAACAAACATTGAAACCATATCTGGGAAGTCATCGTGATCCCCATATTTTAAAGATAAATTCCAATTGGTAAGTTGTGTCATTGCAAGCCCCATAGGGCTTTTGGAAGAATACATATTACTTGCTGGGTATACAATTTCTCTTTTCATTCCAGAAGATGCATTTGTTATTTTTGTTTGTTTACTTTCCTTTGAAGAAAAGAATGGATCTATTTGTATTTTACCTTGGAAATTTAACTCTTTTAGTTTGTATTTCATTACTTCTTCAAAACTAGCATCTACGTTATTTTCAAATCCTAACTTCTCTATATTATGATTAATTACTTTCATTGCTATTTCATAATAAAGTTCTTTAGTTGGCTTTTGTTCGAAAATGCAATCTACTAAATACCACCTACTCCACTCTTTATTACTAACCTTGTATCGTTTAAAAATTCCCATTGCAAAAAAGTCTTCACCTTTTCTTGTAGGGTCGATGAACGCATAACATTGTGTTGGTAATGTGCTAAACTCTTGCTTAGGGTAAGTATTATCAGTATAAGTTGCTAATTTATTATAAGAAAACAAAAATTCTTCGGGGGGACAAGGTCTTTGCTGATATACAGCATTCCACAAAGACTCATCCATGTTATTACGCTTTTTAATCATATCTTTAGTTGTATAACGCAAGGGACAAGTACTCTCATCCGTTACATAATCAAGTATTGGAACAGCAATAAATACCGATTTAATTACAACCTTACCGTTTTCTTTTGCAACAGCAACTTGTGTGTATTTATGGTTAGGATCATTAATTAATTTAGTCTCATTATCTTTTAATTGTCTAGTATATAATACATTTAATAAGTCTAAATTGCTCCACATTGTACCTAAAGCTATTACAGGTTGATATGAAATATCATTTCTTGAGTTCCAATCAGTGTCATATGTATTTTCCATTGCTTTATGTAGTTTTTCATCAAACGCTTCTATTGCACCTTTAATTAAGTCATCTATCATTAAAACTTTACCACGTTTACCAGTTATTTGTCCGTATCTAGTCGATGCATAAAAGTTTGTTACACTTGAAAATGAAAATTTAAAACCAAAATCAGTTGAAAACTTGCTGTAGAGTGCTTTGTTATCTTTTCCTTCTCCTTGACCTATATCAAATTGTGGAAAAACCTTTCTATATTGCTTTGAGCCTATTATACTACCTATTTGTTGTATAAAAGTACTACATAAGTCATCTGAATATGTAACACGCAAAATTGACATTTCACTATCATAACCAAACCAAAAAGCACAAAGTATGTTAGCAGCATATGTTTTTCCTGCTCCTGGGAAATAACTTGCTCTTACAAGTTCTATTTTTTCACCAAATACTATTTTTTGCGTATAGTGGAAAAAATTTTCAAATAAATGAATAGTTTTGTCCCATAATTTGTTTATTTTTCCACGCTCTAAATACAAAGCTAGCATTTTTAAATTACGATAACAAGCCAAAGCATAAAAGTCATCTTCTAAATCTAGCCACCTTGTTAAGTATTCGTGGCTATCATTTTCTCTTAATTCACCATAATATTTAATTTTTTTATTACATATAGGTAATATATTTTTTTTAACAAAATCACAATAATATCTTATTGTTTTTTCGTATTTTGGTTCATACTTGTTTGGTGATAAAACCTTATGAACGCTATTGTATAAAAACTGACTAAAAGACTTCATAAAGTTGTAAAATCCGTTTGAATTTTCTTTATCATCATTGTAAACATCTTTGATTTTCAAAGCACAAGAATATTCATTTACCCACTTTTTAAAAAGCTCGACATTTTCTTCTAATTTAGTTTTCATTTGATTTTACCCCATTTCTTCTTTTACGTGGTTTTCCCTTTATGCTATTCCCCCCTTTTGATTGCATACTTGCTTTATTACTTACTAATAATTCTTCATATAATAAGTAATTTTCTTCATCTAACATTTGTTTAGCTGCTTGTAATTTATAATGTAGCGTACTTTTAGGAATATTATACTTTTTACTCATATCTCGAATAGACTTTTTAAACAGTATCATTTCCATTATTACGCTTTCATAAAATTTACTATCTCTATTCATTGAAAAATTCCATTATTACTTCGTAATCTTCCGTTGGTATTCTTGTTTTAATTCTTGCCAACGTTAGTTTTAGTTTCTCATTATTCATTTCTTCTTGTATTTCTTTAACCTTACATTGTATGTATTCATCTTGAAAGTTTAATGAATGCTGAAAAATCTCGTTTAATATTTTTTTAATCATCTTTCTCGCATTCGTCCTTTTTCACAAATAAGAAAACTTTCTTCTTATTCTTTTTATTGTAAATAGCATCAACTTGGAAACCATATTCTTCAAAGCCAATTCTATAAAACTTGTAAACTTTCTTTATTGTTTTGTTTTTTAGCATTTTTTCATTCACTAAACTTTTTTCCAAATCACCACTATTTATTAATTTTTGCAAATTTTCCCAAACTTCAGGAACGTTACTTGCATTATCTCTTAATACTACTTGATATATCATTATTCCTCCATGTATGTTTTGTATTCTTCAAACTCAAAATTTATTTGACCGTTTAATTTACATTTATTTACTAATTTATAATTAAGTTTTAATGAACTTAAATCTCTTTTGAACCTTTTTTGAATATATTCTTTTGCTTCTTCTTGAGTTGCGATTTTATAGCCCTTTGGTGAAGAAACAATTATTTTTTCAATATCACTAGATTCGTTTAACGCTCTTACATCACTTCTTATTTGTGAGTAAGCAGTTGAATTATGATCGTTACTGTATTCACCAAATCTTTGATATTCTTTTGGTAATCTAATCACTATGTATTCTTTTGAAACCCAACTTTTGTGCTCAATTAATAAATTATATAAACTTTCTTGTCTTTGTGTTATATTTAACATTTTTGTTTTACCACCTTTTCTGTTATTATTTATTCATATTTAACTACTTGTAATATATTTAATTTTTCTAATCTTAACAATTCACGCTTTATATCTTCACTTATTTGAAACGCACTATTTACTTCGGCTGTATGGCTTTCTTCAAAAGTTACCCATAATTCACCTTTTGCTAAATCTACCGAAAATGCAACAGGAAGTTCTTTATCTATTCCTGGTATACTATAAACTATTCTATATGTATACCTTTTAGTATCATTATCTTTAGTAAAGCCACAGTCACGTAATTTTTTGTCACTAACTTTTTTTACCTTAAATTCAATTAGCATACTTTAGGGTAATACCTTTCTATATCAGAGATATTATCATCGTTATAACTTAATTTATACTCATCTTCTATCACGTATGCATCTAGTTCATCACAAAAGTATAATAGCTTATCAGCACATTCTTCACACATGGTCGTGCTATTACTAGCATAATACCTTTCGTTTTCTTCTATATGATGGTCGCAAATATCACAACAAAACTTATCACTACTCATTTATTTTAAACTCTCCTTTTATGTATAAATTACGTAAATTATGGGTTTTTCTTATTTCTCTTTCTGTTAAATCACCACACCAATGTATGTATGAATTAAAAGTATCTATATTAAGAAAATATAATTCACATTTTTTTGTTTCTTCGTTCCAACAGTACATATTATCTAAAAATTGTGTATCGTTAGTAATTATCGTGTAATCTCTTTGCTTATAAGTAAATAAATTAGTACCTAATACAAAGTTATTACTATAACCACCACCACTACAAATCACCCCCTTATCTTTATCTCTAATCCGTTTAGCTTGTTTCTTAAGCGTTTTATCGTTGCAATCGCAAAATATAACTCTTTTAATCATTCTTCTTAACTCCTTTATATTTAAAATTAACACTAATAAGTATATAAATATTTAAAAGTGCCACCACTATTATATATGCTTGTCCTATTTGTGTCAATGAAATTACTTTTTATTTTGTTAAAAATCTAAAAACTATTGCCACAGCCCCTAGCGTATTATTTACTAGCTAATAAAAAGGTGATAGCCTAGCCACCACCTAATTCTTATTTCCTGATACCCATTCTCCTACTTTTTGCCTTATTAACTCCCACTTTCCTTGTAGCCAAATAACAAAATGACCCCAAGGATCCAAACCAAACTTAAACTGTGCCAACAAAAACGCACATGCGCCTATCATTAACGCACAAGTTAACAAAACGTAAAAATGGCTTTTTATGCTTGTCCAATGTATCAGTTGCCTACATTTCTCTACTAACCACCCTATCACCATCACTAAACTCACTAACCCGATCACATACCCTATTACCCGTACCACCAACGGCATCCGCTTATCTCTCAAAAATCTCATGTTCCACCTCGCACCCCAATTATACCACCCCCTTTACCCCTTGTCAAAATTTTCGCTCGGTTCGGAGGGGGGTTATAATGCCCCCAGGGGCTTTACGCTAAAATAGGGTAGGGGGGTACCATATAGCACAATTAAAGCGTAGTGATTAAACGTTGTTGCAATCGTTGCTTTATTTATTGGTTTAAGGCTTAAAAAGGGCTTATTTCTAGATTTTTACAGCAAAAATGATAAATTATAAAGCCCCCTATACTTAAATTGAATTTTAGCCCCTTTTTGGGTTTGGTGATTTTATGTAAAAGTAAAGGAAAGTTTACTATTTTTTACTTTTAAGGCTACCCCCCCTATTTTTGGGGGTGTTTTTGGGGTGGTTTTTACCCCCCTTTTTATGCGTTTTAAAATAGGACAAATAATCGGAAAAATCGTAGGTTTTACAAGACACTTACTTATTTACTTTTACCCTTTTCTTTCCTTTGCTTTAACTATTAGGTAATATCATTACT